GCCTTCGCCAGTGCCTATCTTGCTTACATCAAACATCCCTAGATCAGAAGGCTCTCCAACCGGCTCGTACAGGCTAGTGTCGCTAACAATTTTCATGTGGACAGGGTTGTCCAACTCTACAACATAGCTCTTTCCGGTTTGCTTGTTGATGTAGCGTTGGGCGCGAGGCATGTCATGAGGCGAGCCGTGGTACGCCTTGATGCCGGACTTTGCGGCGCTGCTAATGATATCTAAGAGAGGGTTGGCCATATCAGGTCTCAGTCAGTTTTGCGTAGTCGTCCCAGTTCTTACGCATGATAACCAACCAATCGTCGAAAGTCATGACGGCGGTGAGATCATTATTCTTTGGGAGGGAGGGGTTGATAGCGTGAAGCGGAAGGCAGACGCGGGACTGCTTGTTGTTGAACTTGTAGATGAGAACCGGGATGTCATTGCCGCAGGCGGCGTTGACCTGCTTCCACCACTCAGGCTTCCACCACCACCCCTCTTTGTACGCTTTGCACTCAATCGCGTGGTACGGGATCTTGATATCAGCTAGGTCGGCAGTCTGATATTGATCAAGGTTTCGCTTGCAGGTTATGTCAAAACCGCAGCCGGAAAAAAAAGTGTTCAGCTTTTTCACAATGTCGCGTTCATACGCGGCTCCCTTATTGCGAGAATCAACCATTAATCATAATCCAAAAAGTTTGGGTGATTTTGTTGCAAATAGGGGTACCTTGCAAGAGAATCTGAAATAGGGGGTACCCCTCCCAACGTCCTCCAGCAAAAGTTACCTCAGAATTTTTGCTTCCTCGGGGTACCCCTTTCCGTTGAAGCATTTTTAAAAATGGGAGGTGGGAGGGAGTCTGCAAAACTTCTGCGAACATAACGGTATTGCTATACCAAATATTTAAAAGTTATTACAAAACAACTTTCTATCCCTCCCTCCCATTTTTTAAAAAAAAATAAATTACGAATTTCTTTCCAAGAAACAATAAGTTACGAATTTTTAGGTCTAAACAAGGCATATTTTTTTTGGGAGCAAAACAAATTTTTAAAAAAAGGTACGTCTTGCGCCCATTTACGTTGAAATATTTTTTTACAGCTTATGTGCAAAACTCAGCTATAGCTATCCGCCGTCAGCCCTAGCGCAAATCGGGGGTGTGGGGTCAATCGTCTCGAGCTTTGTGGCGGTCGATAATCGGATCCATAGGGGTCCAATCTTTTGCCCTTTCCGGGCGGTACAGGGCTTCTCAGGCGGTCTGACGCGGTCTTTGCGGCGTGTCACGACTATCCCCGGGCGATTGTTACCCCTGTGCTCACAGAAATGAAACCAAGAGAAATGCGGATCCGGGGGTGAGTTGGGCTGTTTGGTGCGTAAGCCGTTGATTTGCAAGGATTTAGCGGAGGGAGGGCGGGAAGAGCTGATTTTCCCGGCGCTGGCGGCCCGGAGAGCAAGAGACCTCTCTTGCTCGATTATCTGTTTAATCTATCGATTCTGGGTTATCGATCGGATTTACCGATCATACGTCATTGTCCTTCATTTCGTCCTGCACACCCAGCAGCTCGTTCAACCGGGACTTGATGTCGCTCTTCGTCATGCTGTCGAGGTTGGCGTTGATGTTGAGGTTTTGACTGCGCTGTATCGTCAAGCCTGCCAGTTGGTTCAATTCCTTCACCGCGCTTACAGCAGCGTTGTACGCCCCGTTCTCGAAGCTGGTCTCAGCAATCTTCCACAGCATGCTACCCGTCTTCTCCGGGGTGATGGCGAACTTCTGTCGCAGCTCTTCCTGCTCCGCCCTGATCGCCTTGATGACCTTCGGGTGATCACGCCCGTTCATCATCCTCGATGCGCTCATGGCCGGGAAGCTGAACCCGGACTTCCGCGCCGCCTCCGTCTGACCGCACCCGCCTTGCGTGTAGTGCCAGACGAACGCCGTCTGCATTTCGTCAAACCATATTCATCGTCTGCTGAAAACTGCTTCGGGACTTCAACAAGCTGCGCTCGCTCCTTCTTCGGTCTGCCTCTGTCCGCCATCGTAACTCCATCGTATTGAATATCTGCCGCGCCCCAGCTTCCAGCTCCTGCGCGAGATTGAATGCGTCTCGCTCAGCGTTGTTCAACTGCCGCCACCTTCGGTAGTTCTCCTCGCGAGTCTGCTCGAAGTCCCACTCAAATTTGTAGTCTACCATATCGCACCTCTGTCTGAGCCAAGTGTGGGGTGTAGGGTGTAGCATGCTTCCTTCTACCAATATACACACCATGTAAATACTACCTATTACCACTTACATACTACTACTATTAATATTTATATATATAGTACCCTACCCTACCCTATAGTATAAACATAGGAGAAACAACAACTTAGCTCCTCCATCATATAGGGTACAGGGTGGCATATTTTTTTTATAAACGCCCAACATCCTATTTTTAGCATTTACATGGCCGCCCAACGGCCCGCGTATGAGTGTGGTTCCCACACTCGGGCAGCTANTCCCANCCCTTCGGGATGAAACCAAAGGTGTCTGATTTGTCGTCTTCGATGGCGGTGTAGGACAGGTCGTAGATCTTTTTGCCGGAGCTTCGTCGCGGTTCTTTGCCATGCTCCGACAGGATCCTAGCCGCATCTTTGAAGTCCGCCATGCGCGGATTGTTGACCCCAAGATCTCTCAACAGCTTGGTCATCTGCACCGGCTTGGTGGCCGCATCCTTGAAGTCAACGTGCTCCAAGATCAGATCCTCGACGCTGCTTTGGGTACGGTAAAGCTCGTTGCTCTCTTGCAACTGCGCTCGCTCGTCCGGGGACAGGAACCAGTTCTTCTGGCCGGGTCGGTACATGGTCTCCTTGACCTCTGCCCAGAGCTGTTGCATATCGACACCGTGGTTTACGTCGATGCCGTTGACCGGTATCACCCAGAATCTTCGATTGCCGCTGGTGTCGGTCAGAAACTCTCTGGCGTTGACGCTGGCGTAGAACGCGGTTCTTCTCTGGTAGGTGGTGAAGGCCCGGTCGTATGGTAGCCGCAGCTCGTCGGTCTTCTTGGTGACGAACGCCTTGAGCTGATCGATGTCGCTCTTCTTGAAGGTGCTCTCAATCTCGCCAAGCTCGACGATCCAGTGGCTCACCGCTTGCTTTACTGAGTCCTTATCGCTGGGGTTGAGTGTTGCGCCTTCGAGTAGCCAGCCCTCGTCATAGTTGGCTAGACGTTTGAACCATAGCGTCTTGCCTAGACCTTGTGCGCCCTGAAAGACCAGTATACCTTCCAGCTCAACGCCCTTTGGTTCGCAAGCCGCCGCGACACAACTGATCAACCACTTCTTCATCAGCATCTCTTTCAGCGCTTGGTTGGGGCTGGTGATGCTGTCGAGAAAGCTCTGCAACCGGCTCTCGCCATCCCACCGCCGCGATTCCATCCAATCCCTGACCGGGTTGTATTCGACCGCCAGCAGCTTGAGGTAATCCCTCACCTTGGTGTGCGGGATATTCATCTGGATGCACCTGTCTTCGATGTCTATCAGCGCTGCCTCTTCCTGCATGTCCTGAATAAAATTCGACTCAGGTACCGTGATCTCCATCCGTTTCTTGATCACGTTGTACAGGCAACTAATCTTGTTCAGAATCATCACGCCGCGCACATTCTCTTTAGTGTTCAGGTACCTGCCCCGGTCGTTGCGGTTGAAGTCAAACTCCGCCGGCACATTAACCGGTTTCAACTTCGGTAGCAGCTCACCCTCAACCGCGTGGTCGTTGTAGTCCCCTATCTCTTCCGGTATGAGCACCTCGCTTTCAGCGCCCCGGCTTCGCACCGCTTGGCTCGCCTCGACCGCCTTGATCTCTCCCGTCTTAGATTCGTCCGCATCTGCGATGAAGATGTGCTTCGCGTTCGGGAAATAGTCTGAGATCGTCTCTCCGACCGGCTTCAGATTGCCTGCGTCAAAGCATACAATCACCGGCTGCGCCATGTCTTGAAAGTAGCTCGCCGCTGTCGCGTAACCTTCGGCGTAGTTGATCACCTTGGCATCCTGCAACATGTGCTCGCCCAAGATGTAGAAGCTGCCCTTCTTCTTTGTGCCGGTGAGGAACTTCTTGCCGCCGTCATCATCGATGTACTCCAGCCCGACGATCTCTAGCTGCGCGTCCAGCAAGGGTATTATCAGCCTGCCGTCTTCGCCCTGCCTGAGACCGTGGCTGAGCACTTGCTTGCGCTCGAGGTATGGGTGCTTCTCTGTTGGTGCGGCCTTGTTCCAGATGTTCTGCGCGATCTTCGCCGCCTTCGTTTGCTTGTTGGCCAGATCAATCTTAGCCTCCTCCTGCAAGCGCTTAATCTCTTCTTTCTGCTCCTCGGTCATCTCGTATCTTGATGCGTTGTTGGGCCGCCACTGGGCAGTCGGTTCAACGTGGTCGATCCGATAATCGCCGCATCTTCCGTATGGCACACTCTGGTTCAACCAAAGTTGGTACCAGCCGGTGAGCTTGCGCTTGTTGCCCACCTCCATATAAGCGCGACCGATCTTGCCATCAACCTTCAGGCCGGTTTTTGTATCAACGGTCATGCCGTTGCTCAGCAAAAAGCTTTCGAATTCTGATCGGGCATCCGCCGTGAAGGGTGTGCTGAGATTTTTGGTGGGCCGTGAGACTTTTATCGCCATAGACTTTTCCGCTTGCTTTTCAATATTGGTTGTGTACGATAGTGCAAACTTGTACAACATACAAGTGCAAACACTTTTAATAACCAAGGGAAAGAATCATGGCTTTAATAGCAAGCGGTAGTGGTGGAACAGAATTCGAGGCGGTGCCTATCGGTACCCACCGGGCAATTTGTTACAAGTTAGCGGATGCCGGAACTCGAGAAGAAAAGTTTAAGGACGAAGAACCAAAGAAGCGGCATACGGTTTTTATATTTTGGGAGTTGCCCGACCTTCGGACATCGAAGGATCAGCCCTTCAGCATCTTCAAGCAGTACACGATGTCTCTGAATGAGAACAGCGCGCTGCACAAGGATTTGAAGAGTTGGCGCGGCAAGTCTTTTACTGAACAAGAGCTGAAAGCATTTGACCTAACGAACATACTCGGGGTGAGTTGCGATCTAGAAGTTGAGCACACCTCTGGCGGAAGAGCCAAAGTCACATCGGTCTTCAAGCCTGACGGCGGCGCTAAGAAATCGCCAACCGCCAACGACCCGGTTGTGTTCGACCTCGAAGACTATTGCAAAGAGTTCAGCGACGAGTCTAACGATGCAAGCAAGGAAATGTGCGATGTGTTTGCGGACCTGCCCAACTTCCTGTGCGACATGATCGATCAGTCATACGAGATAGCTGCGGCTCACGCCAAGAGCAGAAAGGCTGAAGCGCCGAAGGGTTTAGCGGCAATGGCCAAGATGCAGCAAGAGGCGCAACCGGCAAAGGATCAGCCGGCAGAGGAGTTTCACGACGACGAGATCCCGTTTTAATGAACGCCGGCAGAATGCTCGCCCGGCTAGACAGGGCAATGAAGGCGCACAAGTTATCGGCAAACAAGTTTCACGAGAAGTTTGGTTTGCCGCTCTCATCTTTTTACGCGATCAAAAAATCAATGACGATCAAACCGAAGGCCAACAAACGGTACCTCGAGGCGATCCGCGAGCTTGAGCCTGCGGTTGAGGAGGACATGGTCAACTCTCCTCCTCACTATCAGCGCGATGGTGTCGAGTGCATTGATGCGATGGTTCAGGTGTACGGCTTGCAGCGAGTGCAAGAATATGCGGAGATAGCATCGTTCAAGTATCAATGGCGGGAGGGTCTCAAAGGTGACTCGAAAACCGACAAGAAAAAGAAAATCTGGTATACGCGCTTTAGCATGGGTGACGACCCTCGTGGTGATGCTCATGATTAAGATGATGAGCTTACCTAAATTTACGGGTTGGGCGCTTGTTGGCGCTTTCATCGCAGGCTTTTTGCTCGCGTCAATGATCACATAGGAGCGGTTATGCCAGATTACAAACCGGGAGTTTACGAGGATCTCGACTACCCAACCTATGCCGGCATAACGGTTGATGGTCAGCAAGCGTGGCGGTCTCACGACCTCACCTCGCTGATCAAATGCCCTTACAGTTGGAAGAACGCCAAACCAATGACCGAGTCCCCGGCGCTGCTTGAAGGCCGGGTGCAACATACGGTTTTTCTCGAGCACCACAAATTCTTTGATGAGTTTGAGATTGAGCCGGAGGACATCAACCGTCGAACGAAAGCTGGCAAGGAGGAGTACGAGGATTGGCTGTCCGGGCTTGGCGACAAGACACCCTGCAAGCAGAGCTTGTACGATCTTTGCATGGAGCGGCGAGCCGCACTCGAGCAGTTCATCCCCAGCCCTGACGACAAGGTTGAGTTGACACTTGTGTTCGAGTGGTGCGGTCAACCATGCAAAGGTAAGCTCGATTGGTACACCGGGACTGACATTTGGGATTTGAAAACCTGCCGTGATGCGTCACCGCGTGGTTTTAAAAATGCCATCAACTCGTTCAGGTATTACCAACAAGCTGCGTTCTACCTTGCCGCTGCCGAGTACCTTGGCATGCCGGCAGACAAGTTCTACTTCTTGGCGCAAGAGAAGGCGTACCCATATCCGTATGGTGTCTACACTTTGACGCAAGAGGCTATCGAGTATGGTAACGCGAAGAACCAGCAGGCGCTTGAAATTGGTTTGCGGTGTCGAGAAACCGGGGACTATAAGCCCTTTGATAGTGGCGTGACTACGGAGTTTAACCTCAGTGACCTGTGGTGATAACGATGCATTAGAGGCGAAGTGGGCGGCGGACAAAATGTATTACGCCGCTCGCTTTGCTTGGAAGCGCAGGAACCGAAAGGTTGATGGTAAACACTTTACTTGGGGGCAGTGGTTTGCGAAGAAGTTTGGTGAGAATTTGATCGATTATGCTGAGAGAAAATCAAAAGAAAGGTCAGGCAACGCCTGACCCTATTTCTTCTTGAATCAAAACGACACCGCCTTTCGGATCCCAACCTATTTCTGTAACAGCGGCTATATGACCGCCGTTATCAAACTGATTTCGAACCACAATTCGCAGTCGGTCTTGAACTGACTTGAGCAGCGCGCTTAAATCTTCGTCGCCAAGATCGCCAACATAATCTTCAAGGGTATTTCCCTTAACAACCGTACCTACTACATTTTTCATGTCTATTCTTCCCTTTTCC